GAGCCGGTCGAACGCTTCGACGACCTGATCGGGTTCGAGGGTCCGTTCCGCGCCGAAAATCGCGCCGATAATGGCCATTATGTAAACCTGCGCGTTACTGGCGAGTAACCTGGAGGCTTTTTCGGCCGCGGAAACCTGTAAATCGTCGATCTCTTTGAACCGCATCTTCGCCCGCTTCTCAGCCGTACTAAGGGGCCGGGTCGCGTGCGGGACGTTCTCACCCGCATCGGTTTGCGCGAGGATCAGTTCACGCTCAGCCGCCGCCAACATCACCTGCACCGTCACGTCATCCGTCAGCGCGTCGCACGCCTGGCACATACCGGCCCCTTACTTCTTCGGCGCGGCGGGTGCGGCGCCGGGCTTCATGATCTGCGGCTTCAACCTGACCTGCGCGGGGTGCTGCCCCCTGCCGTGGCACTGGCACATCAGGCCGCAGGCTTCCGGCGCTTGATCGTCGTACCGTCGCCGCTGATCGGGAAGTCAACGCCGAGCCCATGCCAGCGCAGGACTTCGGTAATGAGCATGGTGTCAGCGGGCAGGGCCTCTAGGCTCAGGTCTTCGTCAGGCTGCATGGTCGCCCCTCTTGTACTCGGACAGTTGGATCATGACCTTTTCGAGCCGGTCCAGGTGGTCACCCTCAGCAGCTTGGATAGGTGCAGCGGCCGGGGCCGGTGTGGTGTCCCTCGCCGTGGCCGGGTCAGCCTTGGGCAGGCCGGTAGATGAGCGCATGAACTCTTCGAGCTTGTCGTCGGGCTTGATGATCCCCGCGTCCACGAGTTCTTTGAGGGCTGATGTGGTGATCGCCCGGTTCGCGGACAGATCCCCCGGGGTCAGGACCGGGTAGGGTTCGTCGACCCCGAAGTTGAGCTCGACCAGGTCACGGATGACGTGCTCGGTGAAGACCTCGGCGTAAAAGTCAGCGATGCTCTGCACGGACTGGGTGAAGATATCGACGAACGTGTCCCCCAGCGACCGGGCTCCCGAATCGTGGCCCAACGTTTTGAACATGGCGAGGGCTGATTCGGCGATTTTTTCGTCGAGGCGCTTCATCAGCGGCAGCGGGTCAACGGTCGACCCGGTGACGCCCATCAGTTCGGCCTTGTAGTCACCGTCGGGCAGGGCCATGCCAGCGGTCGCGCCGGCGCGTAGGCCCTGGACGAGGGCTTCGGCTTCCTGCTTGTTGCCGTTCGTCCCGTAGTAGACGGTGGGGATGCCCATGCCGTTGCGTTCGATGATCTGCGCGGACAACCTGAGCAGCTTGTCGCTGATCATCCAGTTCCCGTAAATGGTCCGCAGGATCGACGTGCCCGACCAGTCGGCGCCCTCGCGCTTATGGCAGTAGTAGACCAGCCGGTCGACCGGGATGAAGATATCGTCTTTCGCTTTCGGGTCGAGCGGCGGCTGCGAGATCCCGGCGAGACCACCATCGCGGGCAACGTGGATCTGCGAGACCGTGCGGGGCAGGCGCGGGGCGAGCTTCCGCAAATGCAGGACCGTCGGGATACCGATACCCTCCTGCTCGGGCGTGGGCGGGCCGGCCTCATACACCTGCTCGAACGGCATGAACCCGAACGGGAGCGCGAGCAGCGCGGTTTCCAGGTGCTCGGTGAACACTATCCCCTGTTTGCGCCGCCGTTCACGTGCTACGCCGGGCAGGCCGAGGCCGATCTCAGACCGGACGAACGCCTCAACCTCGGGCCGGACACCCTCGCCCGTCAGTTGCCAGCGCGCGGCCAGGATCGGCAGATTGATGCTCGACAGCAGGGAACCGACGTCGCTGTTCGTCCGCCGCATCTCATCAAACACCGGGATCGACGCGGGGAAATGCAGATCCGGGTTCGGGTCCAACGGCTCAACAACGAACGACGTCGCACCCTTCGCGTCGCCGTCAACGGCCAAACCACCAGTTACCCCGACCTCGGGCTCAGCTTTAACAACCATGCCCCCACCATCAACGACGGCAGGGGCACGGTGTGGGAAGGCTTAGGCAGCGACGGCCAGAGTAGCGGCGTCGGTGCGGGCGAACGCGGCCAGCATATCCCTCAGCGCAGCTTCGGCCTGCTGCGGGACGACCCCGTTACCGCACGCCTTCAACTGGTCGTTACGGCTGATCCCGATAGCCGGGTCGGTGACCCAACCGTCAGGCAGGCCCATCATCCACTCAGTGAAGCGGGGGCTTAGGCGCTGTCCCCCATCGCGTCCAGTAGGTTCAGTTGGCCGCGGAGCTGACCGTCCGAGTCGAGCTTCCCACCGCCGGATGGCGGGTCCGTAGTCTCCCCAGTCAGTCGATGCACGGCACTCGACAGCATGAGGTCGCCCTTCGACCCGCGCATGTTCGGCCCGCCCTTCTCCCCCTCCGACGCCCTCGGGCTCGGCAGCAGCGCTACGGCTACGTCCAGCGTCTTCCCGAAGATCCTGCCGTGCTTCTCCTTCGCTGCCGCGACCCTCAATTCCCGCTTCGCCAAGTCCGCTACCGACCCGTCCTGCTGAGCCGTAGGTGTCGGAAGTAGCGCAACGACCGTCCGCAGGTTGTCCCCGCCTGTCTTCTTCGGGCCGTTCCCCGGTCCTGTTGACTCCGAGGTAGTTACCGTCGGGAGTAGCACGGTCGGGATGTCCATGACCTGCGCTTCGATCAGGCCCCGCGCTTTGTTGCGGATCTGTGTAGGCCCGCCCGATGGTCCGGCGCCCTTCCACATGCGCGAGGTCGGTGTCCCGAGCAGCCCGTCGTCGGGCGAGGACGAAGACCCTGTATCGGCCGTGGGGGGCGCCCACGTCGGCAGCGCGTAAACCTCTCCACTCCGCATCGAACCCGAGGTCGGAAAGGTCTCCGAGTACACGTCCAAGTGCTCGCAGAACAGTCCCTCGGTCTGCGGGGTCTCCCAAACATCCCGGGCACTGTTCCAGATCGCTGTCGGCTTCGGCTGAGTAGGCGCCACGAACGTTCTCCCATACGACGTAAGTTGGTTGTTGGATGGCTATGGCTTCGCGCATGTTGACCCACAGGTTCGAGCGGGTACCTTCGGTCATACCGGCGCGCTTCCCGGCATGGCTGAGGTCCTGGCAGGGGGTGCCGCCGCCGAGGACGTCGACTGGTTCGATCGCGGCCCAGTCGATTTTTGTCATGTCCCCATAGTTGGGGACGGTCGGGTAGTGGTGGGCGAGGATCTTTGACGGGGCCGGGTCGAACTCGCTGAACCATGCTGGGGTTGCGTTGAATACGTTCTCGATTGCTCGGGCTAGGCCCCCGTATCCGGCGCAGACTTCCCCGGATCTGAGTTGTTGCATGGGCGTTGTCCTGTCTGGTCTGGCGACTAAGTATCTAACGGTTCAAACATACCATTTAGAGGCGGGCGCTGGCGAGATCCCCCGTAACAGTCGACGCACGACGGTTAGCGGCCCAACTCTCAGCGCTGAACGGGGTCGGTTGGGCCTTTCCTATGAGGTCCATAAGTCCGTACCTGGTCGAGTCGAGGGCGTGGTCTTCGGAGTGGGTGTCTATGTCGTCGGGGTTGCGGAGGTCGCGCGGCGCGGCCGGCAACGTCCTGATCAGGTTGGTGCAGGTCGAGTAGATCAGCAGCCGGGGCAGGCCGTCGGCGCGTACCCGCATCTGGTCTTCCATGAGCGCCCACCCGCCGATCCGGTCATTCCTGGCCTTGGACACAGCCGAGCCGAAGACCTGGTAGTAGGCGTCGGCGATCGACCCGGGCGGGGGCGCATCGTTCTTCGCGACAGCGAGCGGGTTGTTCACCGACCGCGCCCACATCGAGGGGTCGAGGACGACCGGCAGCGGACGTTCGGGGCGGCGCTCGTCGGGGGCCTCAGCGTCGCGGATCGCTTCGGCCTGCTCCCGCGGTGTCAGGCCCTTGATATAGAGCTCCCGGTACACGACGACGAGGTCATCGGAGAGCTTCGCCATCCAATGCGCCGAGAACGGGGCACTTGAACCGTAGTCGACCCCGACGACACGCGGGTACCCAACAGGCGGGATGGGCAGCTGCTCGGGCTCGATCACATGGATCGACCTGCTGAAGTCGGGGAAGCGGACGCCGTCGAGGACGTCCCAGTCACCATCGCGCAACGCCCGGCGCAGGTTATCCGACATGCTGTTCAACCGGTTTATGTAGCCCTTATCTAGGTAGGGGTTGTCGGTCGCCCTGGCGGGGACGTAGCAGCGGGTCGGCGGGTTCGGCTCGGTCGCCGTCGGTCTGGGTCGCCAGACCTTGCCGGCCGGGGCCGGGTCGATGAACTCACGCTTCACCCAATGGTGCCCGACGCCGCCAGGGTTCGCGGTCAGAATCATCCGGGGACGCAGCCCGAGCTCGGCCAGTTTCGCCGCGACCGGCCCGCCCGCGCGCAGGCGTGACCGCATGTAGTCGAACATCTCGTAAACGAAGTGGGTCGCTTCTTCGAACACGATCATCTGATATTCGGCGCCCTGGTATTTCATCAGGTCATCCCGGCGCTGCAGGTGCCCGAGTTCGAGGATCGAGCCGTTGAAGAACCGGAACAGGTGCTTCGTCGAGTTGTACCGGCCGAGTTCGCGGGGGATCTCCTGCAGCAGGGGTTCGACGACGGAGCGTTCTAGGTCGGGGAAGGTGCGGCGGAAGATGATCGCCCTGAACCCGGGCACGCGGAGGCAGTTGAGGACGGCTTCGGCGCGGGACATGCGGGACTTGCCGCCGCCCGCTGCGCCGCCGTAGAGCAGTTCGTCGACGAAGGTGTGGTGGGCTTTGGTTTGCGGGCCGGGGGATGGGGTGTAGTCGTAGTGGACGGTTTTAGGCATCGGGCAGGTCGACGTCTAGCTCGGGTTCGGCCATGCCTGCAGTCGGGGCGAGTTTGTCGGTGAAGCTGACGTTGATGACGCCGTCGCCGGTCGACTCGATCTGCGTCGGGGCATTCAGACCGAGCAGTTTCGCTCTGGTCGCGATCACACCGAGGCCGGCGCGGACGACCTCGGGGTTGCCCTCAAACAGCCCGTTGTCGGCGAGGCCGACGAGGATCATGTCGAGCCGGTCCACTTCGTATTGTCGGACTTCGTCGGCGGCTTCCCTGATGGTGTCGTTGCGGGCGTTGACGATGGCGCGGCGGCAGTTGTGCCGGTCGCCGCCGTATAGCTTCCCGTTGGGGCCGTCGGGCCAGGGGGTGTCGGCGATTTGCTGGNNCACCCGTACCGGCGCAGACGTAGGGCTTCTTCGAGGCGGGCGTCGCGTTCGAGTGACTTGGGGGTGACGCGGGTGCGGTCGGTGACGGTGCCCTCATGCGGGCTGGGGTTCGGTTTGCGGGGCATTGGGGCTGCTCCCCTCCTGTCTAGCTGCTCTGCCTAGAGGGTGCCCGATCGGGGCCTGCAGGGGTGGGAAGGCTTAGCAGTGAGAATGTTCTAACGTTGTGAGTGATTGAACGTTTGAACGGTTCGTGTGCTTATGGTAAGGGGTCTTAGGAACCCGTTAGGGCACGAATGGTTACGCGGTTTTGGTAACGATTTGGATTAAATGTGGCGCCTCATATACGGGGTTTGTGCGTTTGTTTTAGGCCCTAACCCTATGAAAAGGTTAGATATTACGACCTTGACCGAAACTTGCGCTTACACTACCCCCCAACAGTGGCGCAAGTCCGGTAATGTTCAAGCACTGACTGCGCCCAACAGAAGGTAGAATGTTCACATGGCTCTAACAAATAAGCCCGACGACCTGCTCGACTACGAAGAACTCGCCGAGTACATCGGCGTCGGCATCGAATCAGCACGCGCCTACAACGCCCGCGCCACCCACCACCGCAAGCTCGCGGCCCTATCCGGCGACCCGTCCCACGTTAGGCCCGGTGACCTTCCCGAACCCGACCGGTACGCCGGCCAATCACCCCTCTGGTTCCGGTCGACCATCGACGCCTGGCAGAAGGCGCGGCCGGGCCGGGGAAACGTGACCGCGCCGACGCCCGTAATAACGCGCCGAACCCTCGCGACCGTCTAGACTGACTGTTGTAGCAAAGTCCCCCAAAAACCGAAGCTACACACGAAGCAGCCCCCCACCATCTGAGCGAAGGTGAGGGGCTGCTTTTCGTGCAGGTGCGGAAACATCTGCGGGCTTCAGTCTACCGGCCCCAGTTCCTCTTCGGTGATGACGAGGGCTGAGCCCCAGGGCGGCAGTTCCTTCGGCTCTTGTGAGGGGCGCGGGGCGGTCTCATAGTCGGCGGCGTGGGGTCGGTGCTGGTATTGGCTGATGGGCTTGAATGACGGGTCTTCTGGGTCGGTTCCGATGCCGATGCGGGGTTCGCAGGCGCAGCCGTCGGGCCGGTGGTAGACGTCGTCGTGGGTGGGCCATATGTGGATCTCGCGAAGTGAGGGGATGCTGGCGACTCCCCATCGGCCGGGCTCAATGGTCATGGTTAGGCTGCTTTCAGTCGGGCGCTGGCGGTTTTCTTGGCGGCGGTGCGGGCTTTGATTTTGATGACGTTCGGGGCGGCGTCGATCAGGATCGCGGCGCTGCGGGCCTGCGCGCGCCTGTCCCTGAACGTTTGGGCGGTGTCGTTGCCGGGTGTCATGGGGTCGGTTATGCGAGCGGTGTGGGATGGGTGACCGTTCGCTGACATGATCGGCAGGCCCCTGGCGTTGGGCCGTTCGTGCTCGGCGTAGACGTAGGGGGCCGCTGAGGCGAGGGCGGCGTCGCGTTCGGTGACGGTCGGCATGTACTCGGTGGCGAGCTCGATGCTGGTGACGGCGTTGTCGGGGACGGCGTGCAGGTGCCGGCGCGGGGACAGGGTTTTGGAGCGGCCCGCGGTGGGGACGCCGATGATGCCGCAGTCGAGCAGGGTTGCCATGACTTCGCGGAGCGGGCTGACACGGTCATCGGAGAGGGTTAGCTGTGTGTCGATGGTGCGGGCTGCGGCTTCGACGGCGATCTCGACGGCGATCCCGACGGTGGCGGGTTCGTGCATGGCGAGGGCGGCGGCGCCGAGGGTGACGGTGCCGTAGCCGTCGCAGACGGGGCAATTGGACGAGATAAGTTGAGCGTGTCGGCGGGAGCAGGCTGGGCAGCAGCGTGTGATTGACATTCGAGACCTTCCGCGAAAAAAGAGCCCCCCAACAGGGCAGATGTAGAATGTTGCTACGGGTCTAACTTACGCCTTCGTAGGTTGGGCGGCTACCCGGACACGCCGGGCGTGTACTTGGTTTTTGCCGCTCAAACATACCTACTGACGAGTAAAGGGGCCGACCACGAATGGTCGACCCCTTGCCCAAGTCCCCAGCGGGGTAATCCTACACGATCCCTAGCCCTGCTCGGGTTTCAGTCCGAGCATCTGCACTTTGCCGGTCCAGGACACCCGCCCGTACACGGTGGCGGTGTCGTTGTGGCCCATGCGGTCGGCGATGGTTAGGAGGGTGCGAAGATCCTGCAGGCAAAGGTACTTCTGCCCGGATTGGGGTTCGACGTGAACCCCGTTCGCCGCCGTCGGTTTATCCGAGGGTAGGTGGAACCATGCCCGCTCCGTGGCCGTGTCGAAGTCCGGGTGCCTCGCGTACACACCCCCATCAGGGTCAGCTATCCTCCCGGTGTCGCCGATATTCCCGTCGAGCTCCCACCGCTGCCCATCCCGCGACCCCCCGTAATACACGTCATGCGTCGGGCCGGTCATTCCGCATTCTTTCGCCAGTATTCAACCTTTTCATGCAATCCGCTAATTGCCTGGTCAACAACGTCAGCCAGTTCAAAGGCGCTCATGTCGGTGTCCGCTTCGACGTAGACGGTCGCTACCCGCTTCGTGCCGCAGGCGTCCCCGTCCGGGTCATTGACGAACTGGAAATGCCCGTGCCTGCACACGTACCCGACTTCCATCCGCACGCTCATTTCCGGCCCCTGACGCTATCTGCCAGCCGGGCCGAGCCTGAGCCTCGGGGAGCCACATTAACACGGCCTGCATCTTCAAGCGCGACCTGCTTGATCCAAAGGCTCTCGGGTTCAGCCGGAGTTGTGATGCCGATGACCCGCGTCTTGGGTGCGGTGACGTGGCGGTCGTAGAAGGCTTGCGCCTGCGGGGTGAGTTCAATCGGGTCGGGGCCGTAGGGGTTGTCACTCATTGTCTTGTTCGTCCTTTTCGAGTTCTTTGGTGATCGCGAGGGGTGTGCGGCCGGCGCGGGCCGCTACTTCTTCGATGGTGAGGCCGAGGCTGAGCAGGTAACGGATATCCCCCGCGCTCACGGCTTGCCCCCCTTGCTGACTAGTGGCTTACCTGTGGGCCAGCGGTAGTCGCCATAGTGGCGGCGGTACTGCTTTTCGGTGAGGTCCGCGCAGGACTTGTCGCATTCCTGCATTACGCCGTTCACAATCCAGCAGTATTCGCATGGCTGGGGCGGCTCTAACCGGCCCATGCACTGATCGCAGTAGCAGTAGTCGCTCATGCTGCCCATTTCCCTTCGAGGTCTTCGTCTTCCCAGGGTCGTTGTGAGGGTCTGCGTTTGCGGCCGGTTTTGAGTTTTACGACGCGGGCGAGTTTCCCTTCGATGGGGCGTTCGGTGCGGAGATGCCACGTTTCCGGCCCCATGTTCTCGGAGCAGTCGGGGCAGGGGTAGGCGACCTGACGTGTCGGCCCGTCCCCAACACGCCGGTTGATGCGGCGCTGGTTATTGAGGGCTTCGCGCTCGGTGTTGAAGGGCCGCTTCATGCACGTCACGAGGCAACCTTTCCCCAGTAACCGGGGCACTGGCACCAGCGTTCCGTTATCTCGCAGGACTCTTCGGCGTGATCAGCGTAAGCGTGCCCGCATGATTCGCAGTCGGTGTAGCCCTCGATCACGTCTTCGATGGTGGTCTGCCCTTCGAGTACCGGGATCTCGACAGGCTGCGTGGTCATGCGAGCCCGAGCCGATCAACGATCTGCACGCGCAGGTCGCGTATGCCCTGGTCGCCAGGTTCCAATGTGCCGAGGAACGCGATCAGGTTCGCGGTTCGGAGTTCGTCGGCGAGGGCAATCGTAGCGCTTGCGACGGCTACGGCAGCGCGTAGCTCGGCCTGCTGAAAGCTCAGATCTTTCGGCATAGTCACGTTCAGCTTGGCGATGCTGAGGTAGTCGGGTTCTTGTTTCGGCATGGTCTGGCAACCTATCGTGTTGGTTTGTACGGTTAGAACAATACTATCGGGTTGTGCAGGTGTAGCACAGCGGCGCGCGGGGCATCTTGAACCCGCCACACTCCGGGCAGGCGTGCGAGTTCAACCGCCGATGACCCCTGGCCGCGAGGGCGACCGCCCACACGAACCAGACCAGGCCGGCGATGAAGAACAGGCCGAGTAGAGCGCTCATAGGTGGTGTCCTTTGACGAGTTCGAAGGTGAGTAGTTCTTTGCCGTGCCGGTCGCAGAGTGCGCCGCCCCGGTCGGCGAGGTCAAGCTGCACATGCCAACCGGGTTTGAGCCTCTTCTTATGGGCGATGGGGGCGAGTTTCATTGTCAGCCAGCCGTGCAGGGCGGTCGGGCCGGGGTGGTAGGCGAGCAGGTTCGGCACGTCAGCGAACGACGTCGCGCTATCGAACACGACGGTCATCGGCGCACCCATCGGCTCAGCTGGCAGGGCGGTCACTTCGCGACCTTCACGGTGTGATAGTCAGCCCAGTAACCGTGTGTGTCGGTTGGCCCCCACTGCGGCTTATCGCGCTTCACGATCAGTTCGACGTCGTTACCGAGCCTAACGAAAATCCGCTCGATAGCGCCGGTCCCGTCGTGCAGCGCTTCGGACCATTGCTGCCCGACGTGTCTAACGCGGTCACCGGCCTTCAGTGTGCCGTGTTCGGGAGTCTCGGTGTATCCGTGGTCGAGCAGGTCTTTCGCCCGTTCGTCAGCGGTCATTTGCGTTTGTCCTTTGTTCTGTCCATGAGGGCGGGGTCGGGTGTCCAGGGGGTGTAGTAGCCGACGAGGTCGCGGGTTTCAATAACCCCGTCGGGGTGGGCTCGCATGTAGCGCTGCACGGTGTTCAGGAACTTCGATTCCTTCACGACCTCGCCGTCGGCGGTGAGTCCGCGGTAGTAGGTTTCGAGTTTTTCGGTCTTGCGGGGCATTTGCTTAGCCTGTCTGTCTGAGCTCGTTCGCGTAGCGGGATTCGAGGTAGGGGATCCAAACCTGTTCACGATAGTCGGCCAAGCTCAACGGGGCGTCTAGGTCGATTAGCATCATGCGGGGATCGTGGCCGACGACGTCGCCGGACGCGCTACCGGTCGGCTTGTTGGGGACGGCGAACAGTGCCGGCTTCGGCTCGGGTTCGGGGTTGCCGAGCCATTGCTGTTCGGTCTCGACCGGGGCGGCCTTGGGTGCGGCGATGATCTCGTCGACGTGCGTCCCGAAGTGCTGCGCGAGGGTCACGGCTTCGGATGCTTTGATCGGGCGGCGCCCGTATTCCAGGTTCGCGAGGTTCGACACGCTGATGCCGAGCTCGGCGCGGCGGATCGTTTGCTCCATCGTCTCCCCGGCTGCTTTGCGGAGTCGGCGGATCGTCTGCCCGGTCGCTTTGTCCTGGGCTGTTGGGGTGTAGGTGTGACGCGGCATTAGTGGTTCTCCTGTCGGTGGTGGGTGATAGTGGCGCGTTGTTCGGGGTTCATGTTGCGGAGCTTCGCGATCAGGTGCGGGCAGCGATCCGGGGACAGTCCGTAGGTCTCTTGCTCGGGCGCTTCGGCGGTCATACCGCGACTGCTTCTACGTGCTGGTTGATGAGGGCCTGAGCCTGGCGGGACAGGTCGAGGACGCCCCTTGTGGGGTCAAGGTCGTGGCGGNNGAGCAGGGCGTCGAGGGTGATGCTCTCGGGGCCTGCCGTGACGGACAGGCTGGCGACGCGGCTGCCGGGGACGTTGTAGCGCTGCGTGAGGCGATTGTAGAGGCGCTGGGCTTTGTCGGTGGTCATGCTGGTCATGGGCGCGGGCTTCCTGTCTGGCGGACGGGCGGCCGGCCCCGTGTGGAGCCGGCCTGTCGGGTTACTTGGTGAGTTCTTCGCGGGTGATGGTGATCAGCAGGCCGCGGTAGTCGCGGAGGGCGCCGGCGTTTACGCGGGCCGGGCTGACGGTGTACAGATCGTCGACGAAAGGCTTGGCGAAGTGGACGCTGCCGCCGCGGGGGCCTTCGAGGTAGAAGACCCCGTTGGGGAGTTCGCCCTTGACGGTGAGCTTCTGGTTGTTGATGGTGAGCGTTGCGGTCATCGTCTTGCCCTTCGTTTGATCTGTTAGAACAAACTTAGTGGCAGGGCGGCGCCCGTGTCAACACCGTAATAATCGCTACTCCGAGCGGCCGGTGAAGGGGGGACGGTAGTAGCTGTCGCGCGGGTCCAGGCTGAGCGGGGCACCGGACGTTTTGACGATGACGGGCCGGTCCACCCCGGCCGGCTTGTGATCCTCACACTCGCCCCGCCGCAGCAGGCCCATGAGGGCGCCGAGGTCAAACACGTGGGTGCCGGTCATCTGTTCGAGCATGAACGCTGCCCTTTGCAGGGTCATCGCGGCGTCGCACGGTGCGGGGGCGGCGTGGTTGATAGTCGTCATCGTCTTCACCTATCGGGCGGGCCGCGTGGGCTACGCGGCGGATAGTGAGCATCGTCACGCCGCAGCACGTTTAGGTGTGGGAAGGAACGGGTAAACGCACAAAGACCCGGCGAGGGGCCGGGTCTTCGATCATTCGTAAGTCGGGGGTGGGGGTTTGGGTTCGCCGTACCGACACCGGTTGAGTTCTTCCCAGGCTTCGAGTAGCCCGTCGATCCGGCAGCGTTCCTTATCGGAGCGGGTATCGAACATGTTCTCGACCGTGTTGTCGAGCCATTCCGCCTTCATCTCGTGGTGGGCGATATGCCAGCGGATACGGTCAAGCAGCGTGTCCAGGTTGTCCGTGTGCCGGCTCATGCCGCGATCCTCTCAAGCTGCTGTGACATTTGGAGTCTGCCTGCGGGTGAGTGTACGCCGCAGGCCCGACAATAGCCGGGGGTGTGGCGG